CGGCGGCCCATCGAGTGACAGGTGTTTTTGATAAAGCGTCAAGTGCGCTCGGTCATTTTGGGCTCGCCGCTGGTGCTATGGCGGCGGGCTTCGGCTTGAAAGAAGCGTTCTCGGGAACGATTGAGCACCTCGAATCAATTAAGCGTATCGGGAAATTGACTGAGAGCTCCGCGCGCCAATCTGAAACATTGATAAATGTTTTTGATAAAGTTGGAGTTTCGCTCTCAGATTCAGAGCGTATCTTGATGTCGATCTCTAAAAAGGGGTCGAAGCTCGATATGATCATGGCGGCAACGGGAAAATCAACTAACACAACTAGTGTTATGCTCGCTCAAATGGGCGTTAACATGTCTAAAGGTCCCGTTGTGGCGATGGAGCAAATAGCAGAGGGTGTAAAGAGCGGAAAAATACAAGCAGTTCAATTAGCAAATGCGTTTAGTATGCCCGTAAAAAACGCCATGCTGCTCGAGAAAGCATTATCGAAAGGCAAGGGTGCGATAACCGACGCTCAAAAAGAGCAAATGAAATACGGCATCGGAACAGATGCGAATATGAAAATGCTCGAACGATATAAAAAGGCACAACTCGGAATGAAGGACGGATGGGAGAAAATAAAAAATCAAATTGGTGTTGCACTTTTGCCGCTCGTCACGAGGCTGATGGAGTACGGCGAAAAGAATATGGATAATTGGCTCGATTCTGCGAAGCGTTTCGCAGGTCATGTTACCGCTTTTCTCACGCGATTTCACGATTCGTTGCTCGGCATCGGCAAAGTGATGTTGTTCAATTTCACAGTCTCGAAATTGACGGGTAAAAGTATCGCGGGATGGATACCGATGTTGATGAAGGGCGGAAGGTTTCTCGCTGCAAAAATGATTGTTCAAAAAGCAGCGCCGGCGGCAGCGGCAGGCGCGGGCGCAATGGCAGAGGGTGGCGCGGCGGCGGCGTTCACTGCGATGTTTCCAAAGTTTGTTGCGGGGGCGGGAGGCGCAGGCGGTGCGGCAGCTACTACGGGATTGGTCGCGACGATAACAGCGGCAGCGGCTCCCATACTGGTAGTGATAGCGGCAATTGCTGCGGTCTCGCTGGCGATTTGGGCGACGTGGAAAGCCTATTCTCAGAATATCAATGGTGTCACGACACGATTCAGAGAGATTTGGAATCGTATTTCAGTTCACTTCGGAGCAATGTCCGATCAAGTTGCAAAGGCGTTTAAGCCGATCACAAACATGTTCAATAAGACGTTTGCAAAGTCGGGCGGGGTGGGAAAGTTTTTCATCACCATCATTCCGAATATGATCAACAATTGGCTTTCACACCTAGAGAAAGCGCTCTTTTATATCCGAGTCTTTCAGCGATTCTATGACAACATGATCTCGCTGATTTCAGGTGTCGCTAGCTCTATGGCGGCTCCGTTCATCGATGCTTGGAATGTGCTTCAAAGTTTTGGCGCGGGACTGAAATCGATTTTCATGTCAGGCGCGAGTTTGGTTTCACAAATGTTTGACGACATAAAAGGTTATTTAAAAGTGGCGACAGATGCCGCTCTGGCCAATATGAAGCAGATGCTATCGCCGATTAGCAAATTGAATGATGCGATTCGAGATCTCTTCATGAAGATCTACGACTACATAAAGCCCATCGGACGATTCATCGGCGCGGCTGTCTCGGTGCCGACCGAGGTTTTCAAATTCTCCGCCGCGCAGATCGAAGCGGAAACACAGATGGCGTTGCTACAGCAAGCTCGCGATGACGCGCTCAAACGTAAAGGGACAAAGCCACCCGACGACAGAGCGGGAACGACAAACAACTTCCCCGACGCGCGCTTCAACATCACGCAAAAGTTCGCCGAGGGTTTCGACCCCGATCGAATCGCAATTGCATTCTCGAGAGACGTTGCCGCAATGGGAGAGCGAAAACTTCAGAGTGGTTTCAGTCCAGTCTTCGGAGTCTAGGGACGGTGACGCATGCCAGAGAGCTCAAGCGCATTCACGATCGCCGAACAGACGGGGCGCAAGCGTGTTTTGATTCTGAAGGAGCGCGCCCTTCCCTATCGCCCGTTCACGCTTTCGGGCTCGATGCGCGCCGAAACAACCTGGTACCCCGGCAACCCGATCGCCTCGATGCAAGTGCTCGGCAACGAAGAGGCGCCCACGACAATCACGGGGCGATGGTCGGACCGTTTTTTGCGGAGCATCGATGATGAAGGAAGAGCGGTTCAGGCGAGCGCGATTGCTCTTCTAGGCATAGGCGGCGCAGGCGCAACGCAACCAGTCGCGAATGTCGTCGAGCTCGCCAAGACGGTTGACAGCATTCGCCGCGAGGGACAGATCGTTGAGGTCACCTGGGATCGCCAAATTCGGCACGGCATCGTCGAGCAGTTCGTTCAGAATTGGGATCGCGCAGAGATTCTAAACTGGGAGATAACCTTCAAATGGATTTCACAGGGAGAGCGAGAGGTCCCGATTTCGTTCGCTCTCGAGGTCGACCAAAAATCCTTGAGCGCAAAATTCAATACACTCTATGACCAACTTCATACTTCGCTCGAGGCGCCGTTCTCTCTCGTCGAGGATATTCAACGAGCGCTCGACGAGATGGACGCCATCATCTCGGACGCTATCGGTTCGATAACCGACACGACCGCTAAAATCACCGACGCTGTGCTCACGCCGGCGACCGCTATCAAACGAACTCTTGCCGCGATGGAAACCATCAAAGAGGGCGCGCTGAGAATCGAGAATATCGTCTCATCGAAAGCCGCCCGCGCGCTCATCAACACGGATGAAATCGATGCGCTCTCGCAGGGACAAACTCTTACCGCCGAGGCATATGTTCGAGGCGTCAAAATCTCTGCGCGCTCTCTGAAAACAACGGCGGCGGAAGAGAACGATGCACTCACGCGTCGCGATGACGAGCAAGATATTCTCGCTGTCTTCACCGCTCACACGAATGTGGATTTGCGAGATGTGTCAACACGGTTCTATGGAACGCAAGAAGAGTGGCGACGACTGCTCAAGTACAACGGTTTAACTAGCAGTAAACTAACAGCGGGAATGTTCATCATGGTTCCGCGATTGATTAACTCGGGTGTTTGATGACGAGTCTTTTTTATCCAAGCGTGGTCATCAACATGAAACTTCGTTTCGACGAAGCGATGACGACCGTTTCGCTTGCGCCCGAGTCGGTAAAAAGTCTTGCCGAAAAAGGCACGGCGGCGGGAGAAAAACCGCGTGCTCTCGTCGCGAAAGACAATCTCTCGCAGGTCATGAACATCATCCCGAAGACGTGCTCGGTCGAGATGCCGGGATATCGACAGGCGAACAAATTTTCTGTCACGCTCGAATACAAAGATTTCCCAATCGACCCTCGAGTCATGCGCGCGATCGATGTTGAGGTTCACCTCGGCGCCATCGAGGCGGGAAAATTCGGGCTTGGCATCACCGAAAATATTTTGCCGACGAAGAGGCGACAGAGTTATCTCGATACGAGAACGCAAGGCGGCACCGTCAATGAGGCGACGTTGCTCATGTCGGGACTCGTCGACACGATAACGTCGGAGCATACCGCGAGCGGTTCTCTCGTGCATATGGAGGGTCGAGACTATCGAGGAATTCTACTCGACACCGCGTTGACCGCTGAGATGCTCGACAAGATAAAATTGGGGTTGGATATTGAAAACGTGGTTACACAGATTGTGAAATTTCATCCTCTGTTGAAGTCTCAAATCAACCCTCAGAATTTATCGATCGTCGCTCCCGAGGCGGATTGGGGCAAGGGGGGTTTGCCCAAAGTTGTGAACGATACCGACCTCATTCGCCCATTGAAAAATTCTCTCGGTGCTGACCCCAAGATACCGATGAAGGGCGACACAGACAAAATCAGTCTATGGGATGCTATCACGCAGTTCTGTTTTCTCGTGAATGCGGTGCCCTATTTTCAGGGAAAGAAGTTGTGGATTCGGCGAGCTCAAAGTTTGTACGAGAGATTGAACGCGGGCGTGCCCGGCAATCCGACGCCGTTCAAAGATGGCAAGCGTCGAACGGTGACGACGGCAGAGAGCAAAGAAGAGATCTCGCTTCGTCGACTTGTTTACGGTTACGACATCGACAACTTCAAGATGGAGCGCAAGCTGTGCGGAACGGGAAAGCGCCCCACGATTTTGGTCGTCTCGCACGATCCTGGCTCGAAACAACGAGGTTACAAGGGGCGCGTTATCGAGGCACGGTGGCCCGAGAAAACACAGGCAACGAGCGTGACGCCCACGGGCGAAGCATCGCAAGAAGAGATTCTCAGAATCCCTGTGCCCGGCATTCGAAACAAAGACCGACTCAAAAACATTGCGCGGTCGCTCTATGAAGAGATTGGGCGCGCCGAAATAAGCGGTTCCGTCGAGACAAAAGATCTCGCTTCGTTCGGTGGCGACAATCAGGATCCCGATTTGCTTTCGTTGCGACCGGGCGACGCTGTCGAGATTGTTACCGCCGCGAATACGGTGCTCGGCTCTCGACCGCCCGTTGTCTCCGAGCTCACCTCTCATCAGGCTCGCAGCGAAAAAGAAGAGGTCGACGCTCTGACCAAACGGCTCGGCGATGCGAACCTCGCTCGGGTGATTGTCGCGACCGCGAGAAACTCGATTCAAGAATTGCAGCGAGTCTTCAGAGTGAAAGAAGTAAAATTTGCCTGGGATGCGTCGAGCGGTATCAGTATCGGATTCGATTTTCAGAACTATGTGGAGGCGAGGAAGTAATGGCCAAGGGGCGCGCAAGAGTCGGCACGGGTCTCGATACACAGCGCCTGGGGCAAGCGCTGGCGCGTCCCGGCATGGACCCGAGGGTTTGGGTCACGCTCGCCTACGCGAACGGAGAATCGGCCGTTGACGCGCCCGAGGGCGTCTTCGTCGACGTGACGCTATCGCCGAGCGGGCAAGTAGTTTGCGCCCGAGTGGGCACAGGCTACGCGGGCAATTCGTTCGGTGCTTACGGGAAAATCCACAAAGACGATGAGCTCGTGGTCGTCATTCCAAACGGCGACCCGGCAGAGGGCGCGGTAGTAGTCGCTCGACTTTGGTCGCAAGCGGACCCGCCTCCCTCCGATGCAATTGTCGATGTCGATGAAGTGGTGCTCGACATCGAGGCTGATAAACCGTACCGCCTGCGAACGTCGGGCTCGGGGAAAATCGAAGTCGATGCCGAGTCAAAAATCACTCTCAAATCAGATGACACAATCATTCTCGATTGCGACAAGGTTCGACTCGGAAAAGAAGCCGCCGTCGAGCAACTCGTCATGGGGTCAACGTATCGTTCAGAGGAAACGATACTCGACACTGATCTTGCGTTGCGTTTTTCTCAGATAGCGGCGGCGTTCACCGCGATTCAGGCGGCGATGGTTGCGTACAACGCGGCGATGCTACCCGCGACAGATAAACTGCTCATCCCGCCGGCAGGAAAAGCGATCGGCATTGCAACGACAACGATGGTCACGGCAGTAAACGCCGCTTGCGTGACCGGGAATTCGGCGGGTCTCGCCGCGCAAACAGCGATCAACACTTTCGAGTTGAAGGCTGCGCAATATCTATCGAGTATCTCAAAGACGAAATGAGGGAGCATGGCAGCACTGTCTGTCACAACCGATCAAGCAGCCGCAAGCGAAGCCGCCAAGCTTGAGATGGTGCAGATTTTTGAGAACGGCGCGGTGGTCGGGGCAACGCCTGTGGTCGGCGCGATTTGTCTGCCGACAGAATATGATCTCGTAGGCACAAACCCGCTCGGCAAAGACTTCGTCGAGGGCATCGCGCTCGCTTTGATTCGACAGATTTCATCGATGGGATTTCCGCTTCCCGCTTGGGCGACGCCGACGCTTTTAAACTCGTGGGTAAATTGGGGCGGGACGCTTTCGCCCGCGAGATATGCAAGGGACGCCTCGGGCCGAGTACAAATTGCCGGAATCGTAAAAGACGGAATCAACTACGCTGACATTTTCGTGCTACCAGCAGACTGCTGGCCGACCTACGACTTATTTTTCACAACCGATTCAGATGTCGGAGCGCGAACACTAACTGTGAACCGTTCGGGAGGAGTGAGAATCGCATCGGCTGGAGTGAATACGAGGGTGAGCATCGCATGCAGTTTTAGAGTCGACCAGTAGGAGGCGTGAATGCCCGCTTTAGGATGGGGAAAAGATCCGTATGGTGCAGTAGCGGGGTGGTCGGGCACGGGTGCGAGTATCGCTTCCGTTGCGGCTGGCGTTGCGACGCTGACGGGGCTCGCCAATATGAGCCCGCTTTCGATTGGCCGCAATATCACGCTCTATGGGGCTGATACCGATGGCAACAACGGAACGTTTCTCGTCGTCGATTATGTCTCTGCGAGCTCGATAAAGATCTCGAACGTCAATGCGGTTTCACCCGATGCGAACGACGGTTTCATCGGCTGGATCGAGCGCCTTCAGAATGACGAAAGCGTCTATGGTGCGGCGGCGGCAGGCATCGGAACCTCGATTCTCTCGGCATTGGCTCTCGCGACAAACGAAGTCAAAGTGGTTCTCTCGGGCGAACCTCGACACTCGAGTGTGTTCTCTGCCGGCGATGCTCTGAATCCGTCGACGTGGGCGATTCAGCGACTCGATACGACCGCTTTCTTGCACGTGCTGAGCGTCCGCCCGATCAATCCATTGACCTACGGGCTGACAACGCTTGAGCCGTTCGGCTCTGTGCTAGTTACACACCGAGTGTCATCAAGCACATTGCTTGACGCGGCGGGATTTAGTCTCAAAACACCGCGTCAAGCCGACTTCCTCGGGCTACTCGACGCGAGTGTCTCGACCGAAGAAAAGAAAACATTCAAACATCGCGGCGGCTCTCGAGACTTGTTCAATTCTCCGACCCCGATCGACGACCCGAGTCGCTACGGCGGAACACTAATCATCAACTCAGTTGGCGACTATCAAGATATGAGTGGCGACGACCTCATCAAGAAGCTCATTCTTCGGCGCCTGCTCTCTCATCCCGGCGATTTTTTCCATCTCCCAGAGTACGGGATAGGTTTTCGGACCAAAGAACCTATTTTTGGTGGCGGCCTATCGAGAATCAAAGCGGAGATCGAACGGCAGGTTTTACGAGAGCCAGAAGTCGATGTGGCGCAGGCGTCGTTGACACTCGACGCAAATACTTTGACGATTCAGGTCCGTGCTAAACTTCGCGTGTCGGGTGCGCAATTGAGCGTTTCATTGCCGCTTCGTTCGGATGGGATGACGTTTTAAGAGGGGGTAGCAATGCCGGATTTTCCCAGTTTCTCAGAACTCTTTCGGGTGGCACGCGACGAGATTCTCTCTCGACAAGCGCGACTCTCAAAAGATGCCGTCGAGCGCGAGGGAATGGACGCGAACATCCTCATCGCGGGAGCATGCGCGGCGGCTGATGAGGTGATGGGGCAATTGACGACTCTCGCCGCCTCGCTCTTTCTCGATTCGGCAACCGCAACGGCACTCGATAGATTGGTGCTCGACCGCTATGGGCTTGTGAGGAAACCAGCATCGGCGGCAATCGGGTCGGTTCGTTTCTCGACAACGGTCGCCTCGCCGACAACGTTCTCGATTCCCTCGGGGCTGCTCCTTCAATCGGCGGACGGCATTCAATACGTCACGACCGAGGCAAGTATTTTCAACGTTGGCACGACCGGCCCGCTCACGATGATGGTGCGCAGCGTCTTGGCGGGGTCAGATCAAAATGCGAAAGCGGGAACCATCACCTCGATAATCACTCCCATCTCAAGCTCGCCTACCGACCTTGTAGTGACGAATCCGCTGGCGACTGCCGGGGCAGACGATTCGGAAACGGATGATTCGTTGAGAGAGCGAGCTCGTCGCTTCTTCACGACGGCCCGACTTGGAACGTTGACGGCCCTCGAGGAAGCGGCTCTTGGAGTCTCTGGCGTTCGTCGCGCAACGGCGTTCGAGGTCGTCGATAGTTTGGGGCGCCCCGCGCGATTGGTTCAACTCGTAGTCTCTGATGCGTTCACAGATCAATTCGCATTGCTCGATACGATTCCGGCGCGCTATCAAACTCAAAGCCAGGCGCTTGCGTCTCTTGTTTTCGAGTCGCTCTCCGACGTTCGCCCGGCGGGAACATTCGTGCAAGTCATTGTGGCGAGCGTCATTCTGCAAAGCTTTCAGTTGGCGCTTACATTCACAGCGGGTGCTGATGTTAATACGGTTGCTTTGAATGCTCGAGCAACGGTCGTCAGCTACGTCAATGGGCTTGCGCCGGGAAAATCTTTTATCGCGTCAGACCTACTTGCGAAACTTCGATTGATACCGGGGCTCTCATACACTGGCGGTGAACTAGTAAGCCCGGCGGGAAACATCTCGGTCAAACCGATTCAGGCATTGCGAACGACTCTCGGAATCGTCTCGGCGGTAAGCTCGCAGACCGATCAACCAATCATCACGGGAACGAATCCCGACGCCTACTCGGCGATTTAGGGGAGAGCATGGGAAGCATAGGTCTACTAGCAAGTTCGCCGACCGACGCATTCGAGCGCCTCGTTACGTGGATCGAGGGCACGGGTGACGATGACCTCGGATGGACTCTCGTTGACACGCTGACCGCGACAGATAAAGTTTACTCAATTGCCGGACAAACTATTGCGCGCCCGACAATTTATATCCGTATGACGCTGAACGTTTTTGACGAGGCGCCGGGTAGCAATCCGATTGGAAATCAAGACAACATCGTTTTCAGAATTTATCGAAGTTGGAGCACCGGAACGCATACCGGCAAAGGCGAAGCGGGGCGCATCGGACCGAGAATACTTGTTGGACCATGCGCAGGCACTCGACGCTACCTTCAAAAACTCGCGCTCTTTCTACCGGCAAGCGAACAGTACTCTGTGCAGCCGAATCTCTTTTCTGACTTTGTCGCGCCCACTGCGAGCTCGTGGGCGTTCAACGGGCGCGGCGTGTATTTCATTTGTCGCGAGATGACCGGCATTTTATTTTACGACTTTGCCACGAATGAAACGACCGCCATTTGTCAACCTCCGTATACGTCCGATCTCGGTGCGAATAATCTTTTGATTCTCACAAACAAACCGGACGGGTCCGAGCACTTGTGGGTGATGGTCAAAGACAGATGGAATCCTCTTTACTCCGTGTTCTACTCGTACGACGTGCAAAACAACTCTTGGTCCGCCGCGCTCGCAGATCCGCCTTGGGGTGATTTTCAATTCGATTACCGACCGTGGGCATGGGATGGCGCGGATACGATTTACATGGCGAAAGGCGAAACGCCGAGCGGGACAGACGGAAGCCCCTTTGCAAAATACACGATCTCGACGGGTCTCTGGACGTCGCTTGCGATTGTGCCTTTCGTCTCGAGTTGGGGCCCCGATAGTAACTCTGTCAACTATTCACAAATGGTGTACGTGCCCGCAACTTTGAGCGGGCATGCGCACGACGAAATTTATGCTTCGTTCCTCGAGGGAGTCGGGTTTGCGACATGGAGTCGCTACGACGTTGTAACCGATACTTGGACTACGTCGCCGACAGGCATTGCAAATCTTCCCGTGGCAAATACTTTGGCGAGACTCTGGCTCGACCCGACAATTGGAAATCACGGGACGATTTTTGGAATCTTTCTCGATGTTGATAGCGCGCCTTCGACTCTTTACTCTTACGATATCGAGAACAATCTTTGGTCGAGTCAGATTCTCACGTGGAACGCAACGAACGACACCTGGCAAGAACTTGAATTTGATTTGCCGTTGGGAGTTACGCCGTTCACCTGGCTGAGAACCTATGCGGGCGCTCTCTATCTTTCGAGAACCGCGTCGGAGATGACAATCAAAGCAGTCGGAAATAAGGATTTCATTTCGATTGTCGCGCATTGGTTGCCTGATGCAGGCCCCTCGATTCAGCGTTGGGCTTATGCCGGATTTTATCAGTCATATATGAAGACAGATAAGTTCACAGCTAGTTCAGGATTCGGGAACGGTAAAAATGTCACCGTAACAGTGACAGAGAGCGTCACAGATCTTCTTATCGTGGGCGATTTCGTCGAGATATACGACCCGACGGCAAGCGTCGTTCCGCAAGCGCAGGGACAGCCTTACGTTGCAGGCGGCGGCGAGGTTTGTCGAATCGTGGATATTCCAAACGAGCATCAAATCGTGCTCGATACGGTTTGCCATTCCTATAGTGCGGGAGTGTTGCTCGGACAGGATATAGCAAGCGCCGTTGTTGGAAATGACTGCCAGATGTTTTGCGCCTTGAGAGGGGAAAATGGTTTCCACTTTTCTGGGGAAGCGGATTTATATCATGCGACGCCGCTCATCAGCAGAGACAAATCCAATTCGTTTGGAAAGCGCAGCGTCGGCATTCTTACAGGGCTTCAACTCTCACAAAACAATCCCGCGCTTAACTCTTATAACACTGTAGGTGAATTGTTCAACATATGGACTGCAAACTTCATGAGCATACCAGGTGAATCGGCACCCGCATATGAGTTTAGAAACAACGAGTATTTTTATATCTTCTCGCCGTTCCTTAAAAATCGATTGCGAGATTCTCGAAATTTTGAAATCGGCCCGGTGATTCCCGAGACGTAGGAGAACCTGTGCACTCATTTGATGCGAACACCGTTGCTCTTTGGCGCCTCGACGAGGAAACCCTCAAGCCTGTTTCCTATGCCGACGTTGGCGGTGTTTACACTCTGACGCCATCGACCTCGCCGCTCTCACTTATTTATGGAAGATTTGGCGCGGCTCGCAGCAATCTGAATACTGCAACACTGTCAGCGAATGCGGACGCTACCGCCCGCGCCGCCGCTCGAGGCGATTGGACGGTTGAGTTTTTCGTTCGACCATTCAGCAGACCAGGAAGTTCTGGCTCTTACGAATCAATGATTTCCCTTTCACATTCCTGGACGTCGGATGATGACAACACCCTGCTCGATATTTCGCTTTTGCCCAATGAGTTTCTGAGTGTGATTTCACAGAACACTGACACGTTTTATCCCAATGTCGAGGCGTCGCTCATTCGACGAATTCGATGCGTTTGGTATTACACAGGCAGTTCAACCGAGTTAGAAACGCCAGTCGGGATTGGCGTCCCCGTCGATGCAAACTGGCATCACGTCGCTATTCGTAAAAGCGATTCGGGAACGCGAGTTGACATCTTCATCGATGGCAGTCTGAAAAGTGTTTTTACCGGACTGACAAACACAGATGGCGGCATCAATGCGAATTGGTGTCTGTTTGGAAGAGGACAGGATCCCGACCCGCCCGATTCGATTTTTCATGGCGCGCTCGATGACATTCGATTCAGCAATATCGCTCGACTCAATAGCGAGATCAGAGCGGACGCTGAGAATCGATTGCTCAATTCGTTCGTGATCAATCCATGGGGAACCAGCGGCCCGACGCCTCCTCCGACTCCCACGCCTCCCGTTGTTGGCAGTTTTAGTCCCGCTCCCGGAACCTCGATCACCGCGTCGACGCCGCTCGAGTTCAGCGTGACTGACAACTCGGGACTTTTCACGCGCATCATTCTGATTGCAGATTTCAGAGCGCTCGGCATCCGAGAGATTATTCACGACGGGTACGCATTTGGTCCGAATTATCGAGGACCTTACAACGTCATTTCGAGCATCACGAACGGGTTTCGCTACAGCGCTTTGAGAACGGGCGGCTGGCCAGAGTCGCCGACCATTCAGCCTTTTGCGATTGACCGAGAAGGGACGGAAAATCTCTAATGCCGACTCCCTATAGTTGGACGCTGATTGGTGGAACAATTCCGGCGAGCCCTTTGATTGCTCCCTCGGCGGGTATCGTTCCCGAGCTTCCGCCGCCCATCACCTCGTTTACGCAGCAAGAGATTCTCGACATGTTTGATCGGCTCTTCCCCGATCATTGGCTTTCGGCTCTGAAAGATCCCGGCCCCGGTTACGAGGTGCTTCAAGCCTATGCGAAGCTCGCCTCTCGAATGTCAGAGGCGGTTGCGCGACTCGGCGCGGATGCGCTCATCACCTCGGCCAAAGGCGGCGTGAAGGCAACGGGCGAGGTGCTCTTCGCTCGCGGCTCTCCCAATGCCGAGGGGATCGACGTCATCATCAAAGCGGGAACGATTGTCAGCACGAGCCGAACGGGACGCGATTTCAAAACGCTCGTCGATATGACTTTTCTTGCGAGCGATATCGGACCGTTTACGGTCGACATCGAGGCGGTTGCCGTCGGTTACGAGTACAACGTTTTAGGCGAAGCTCTCGCGGCGGACGGAACAACTCTCGCGGGCGATATCGACACGATTAAAGATCTCGTTGAAGACCCTCAGATGGGAGACTTGACGTTCGAGGTTCGACAGATTCTCTCGACAAGCGGCGGGCGCGATGCGTCTCTCGACCAACTCGGACTTGACCGAGGTATCGCACGAAATCAGAATGAGGCCGATTCAAATTATCGCTCCCGCGTGAGTTTGCTTCCCGACACTGTCAGTATTGACGCGGTCAGCCGGTTGGCCAAGCAGACGATGGAGCCTTTTTACTCGAGTTTCACAGTCATCGAGACATGGGATATTGCATATCAAACTTGTTACGATGCTCCCGCCGAAACGATTTTTGGCTCTTCGTTCAATCCGAATCTTTGTGTTTATGACGACCCCGATACTGATAGCGTGCCCTATCGAAATCGTTGGCTCGACGAGGTCGATCACCGCGGAGGGTTCATCGTCGTTCTCGAAAACACGCAGCCAATCGCCGATTCGGGAATGATTTTCGACGATACGGCCATCAATGCGAACGATCTCTATAGCGCCACGACGAAGGGCAGACGAGGCTTGAGCGCCTTCGATGTTCCTGTGACAGTCGGTTTTGGATATCAGCTTGCGTGTTGGGATGGTTATGATGGGCCAAAGCGGGCGGCGTACAAAAGTCTTTACGATTCACTGCAACAAATAAAAGCGGCTGGCTCTTCGGCAGCCATCGCGTTGAGAGGGCAATAAAATGAACAATGCTTTCGACAGAACGATTTTGAACTCGATGGAACGACCGCTTTCGAGTGACCTCAACCAGCATTTTTCACAAGTAGACTTGATGATAAAGGAAATCATGCGCGGATTTTTCTTACCGCACTCTCAGTATGCCAATCAGGCGGGAGTGTCGTCATTCACGCCGCGTTCTGGTTTTCTCGGCGATAGTTTCTTTGTGACCGCCAACGGCTCGGCAAATGTTTTCGTTCAGCCTGGTCTCGGCTTTATCTTCGGGGCTCTCGGAAGCGCAACGCCAATCGATGCGGTCGCGGGGCTCCTCGACCTTGCGAATTTTTTCCCGGTCTACATGCCAGCGGCTCTTACAATTCCGATTCCCGCGCCCGGCGCGGGTAACGAGCGCTACGATATCATCGAGGTAAAGCTCGACGTTCGCCGACAGGATTCTGCAAGCCGCGATGTTTTCGATCCTGTTGCCGGGGTTTTCAGTTCGTCGGCGTTGTTGAAAACTCTCTCGTACGTTCTTGACTCGACCCGCTATGGAACGGTCACCTCGCCGAGCTCTAGCACCGCCGGAATCAGTTTGAAAAAGGGAACCGCTGCAACCGTCGGATCGGCTCTCCCTCCCGCGACAACGGCGGGCTATACTCGAGTGGCCATCGTCTATTCGAGCGGCGCATCGCCCGCTATCGCCCAATCCAACGTTCAAGATCGTCGACGCCTGCTCTGGCCGGATAATGCAGCCGCGATCGCCTTCAAGGTCTTGCAGGTGCCAGGCTCGCCCGATGCGATTACGTTTTACGACTACCCGGTCGCTCCCGCAGGCGTTCGACTCGCCGCGCGATCATTGGCTCCCGCCGGCGGACAAATGCGGTTCTACATCTTCGCGGGCGAGGCCGCGACCGTCGCCGACAACCCGCCAACATGGACGCTCGGAGCCGCGCAGATCTACGCCTATCCAATCGGTCAAGTGAAACCGAGTTCGGGAGCGTCAATCGCCAATCTGTCAGAGGCAACGGTCGCTCGAATCGACAGCGGCGAAAAGTCGGCGCTCGCCGGAATCATCGACGTTGATGTCGGTCAGCCTTACGTGACATTCACAGGCGACAGGTACAACGTATCGGGATCGCCGAGCTCTTGGATTTGGGAGATTTGTTGCCCGATGCGGTATTTATAAGAGGTGAATTTGCTCTTAGGGGGTCTCTATGCCGCAAGCAAAAATTCTTGTGAACGGGGTCATTGGCTCGAATGATGACCTCCCCATCAACGCACTCGTGCAACTCAATAACCAAAACATCGGCGGCGAGAGCACCTATACATGGGCGATTCTCGATCAACCTCCCGGAACCGCCGATGCGTTGAGCTCGCTCATCATTCAAAACCCGAGCTTCACGCCGAAGAAAGAGGGAACCTACCTCGTCAAAGTCACGGTCAATCTCGGGTTGCCCGACGAGCAAAGTGACTCTGTTGTTGTCGGAATTCGGCAGGTGAAAAGTCGACAGCGAATTCCAGCGGCGGGCGAGACAACGCAAGCGGATACCGCCGACGGCTGGGCGACCTCGATGAATGCTCTTTTGAGAGCGATGGATTCGTGGCTCGCTGACCCGGCAATCATCGTCGGTGTCGCTGGCGCAACGGGGCTCTCGAAGGGGACTTGCGTCCGAGCGGCGGGCGGGGCGATTATCAAATCAGGTTTGCCCGGCCAAGAAACCGTTCCCAATTTCACTCTCTGCGATGCAACGACTCTCGGAAAAATCGATGAGCTCATTTTTGTTATGGAGGGCGCGGTTGTCGGCGGCGGAACGCCTGCGCTGAACGCTCTCTGTCGAGCTCGATATGTCGGGCGCCTTGCGAATACCCTCGTCACAGGCGCCGCTGGCGTCGCTGGTGATACGCTCTTCGTCAGCGACACAGGAGCGCTCTCGACCGCGCCGGGAACTCTACGCCGTCAAATTGGCAGCATCATGAACGTCATTGGTGCCGGGTACTATGACGTCATGGTCGACGGCGTCGGAGGCGCGGACATCACTCCGATCGGTGCGCCCTATGTTATTTTTGGACCGGGCGGCACGCTCACCGCCGCGAAACGAATCGACGCGGTAAGCCCGACGCCATTCACCGGCGACGTTGTTTTCCTCTCGGGAGCAGGAGCGGTAACGCCTCTCATTGCAAAGGCACATGCCGCACAGTCGGTAGATATTTTTGAGGTTCAGAGCTCGGCGAGCGCCATATATTTCAAGGTCGACGAGTTCGGCGTTTTCGATGGCGTAGGGCAACTCTCGAACAATCTCGGAATCAATGCGTCGGTCAATATCAATTGGCCGAATTGGAAACTCTCAGAAGTATTCGGCGTCTCAACCGAGATGAGATTTGACTGGCAGTCAAGAGCAAACACGGTCAAATTCAAAACTGATTCTGGTGTATCGGGTGAGACAAAAATAGTTCTCACAGCACCGGGGGCGCAAGCGGGAACGATTGGCGTTGCTGACACGGGTTCGGTGACGTTTATTGATGGTGGGCCGTTTCTGCAATTGCGCTCTGGAAATGTGAAGGTTGCCGAAACTTACAACACGTCAGATTCGGGTGAGATGTTCATTTGGAGCCCCGACGGCGTATCGCGAGATCTGGAATTCAGCGTCGACCAAGCAACAGGAATCATCGATATTAAAGCGCTCGGGTCGGGCGGCGCAGAGCTTGGAATACTTCGACTCAACAGTAAGTGGCGAATCAATTCTGGAACGGGCGACCTTTCTTCGGTTGGCGGTGCTGGCGCGCCTCAACAGATTTGGGGCGTTTCCGATCCGCTCTATGCAACCTCTGCTGTGAATTTGCAAACACTTCAAGCGTCAGAAACTTTTTTGAAACAACAACTCGCTCTTCCTCGGCGAGAGCGTTTCGCTGTTTGGCCTCCCGCAGCGAATGGTCTTTGGGCGTCGCCCTCGAGTGACTATCCGTCCGACCTCGCATGGGAAGCGCAATCGAACAACGTTTACCCGAGCGGCTCTCATACAACGCGCGGTCGCCCCACCGGGCAATCATCGGGACAAAACAGTTCACTTGGCTTGAAAGTCATTCTGAATTCGGTTTCACGCCTGGTGTTTTCGTTCCGCACGACTTCCAGTTCTGGAAGATTGAAGCTGTTCATCGATGCCGTGAACGTTTTTACAACGCCCGACACGTCGAGCGGCGATGGCGGCGGAATGTATGTGTCGGATCCATTGCCGGCGGGATTTCACAAATTCACATGGCGTTATGAAAAAACAGGAGCGGGCGCCGAGACGATTGCCATCACCGACGTGAGCGTTTTCCCAGAGCAAGATTTACGGGAAGTATCAGAGGGATTTATTTGGCAAGACGACGATTGGACGCTTAACAAAATACCTGTTGACTCTGCCGCTACTGAATCGGTATGGCGCTGGTTTAAAATTTATACTGGTACGCCGGGTGGAGTTTTAGTTGTCGATACCGACATGACTCTGAAGATCACGGCAAACAATAACGCTTCCGGCGATTCGACTAGTTTGATTTGGGGGCCAACCGCGCAGCA